ATGAAGTACAACAAGAGTTCATAGATACATTAAATAAAGCAAGAGAAGATTATGAAAAAGGAATAATTACAGATATATCATTACTGATATTAAAAGGTAGGCAACAAGGATTTACAACATTAGTAACAGCTTATCAGTTAGCAACAAGTATATTACATAAGAATTTTCAAGGTTTTACATTAGCAGATAATAGTGATAATACAGAGGCAATATTTCAAAATAAAGCAAAGTTTCCTCATTCACAATTACCTGAAATATTAAAACCTAGTGAAAAGTTTAATAATAAAAGACAATTATTATTTGAGAAATTAAATAGTAGTTGGGCTGTAGATACAGCAACAAAGAATGTTGGTCGTTCAAGAACGGTCAACTTTTTTCACGGATCTGAATGTGCATTCTGGAAAGATGGAATAGCAAGTGTTCAAGCAGCACTAGGTGAAGCATTTACAAAGAATTGTATAAAGATATATGAATCTACAGCAAACGGATATAATGATTATCAAAAAATGTGGGATAGTGGAGTACATATAAATTGCTTTTATGCTTGGTGGAAAACGAAAGAATATAGAATAAATATTCCAAATGAAGATATTAAAAAGGAATTTATAGAGAATATTGATAAAAATAACGATTGGATATATGTAAGGCTTAAATGGTTAAGAGATGAATGCAAATTAGATTTAGAGCAATTATATTGGTATTACAAAAAATATGAATCTTATTTAGATAAAGACTTAATCAAACAAGAGTATCCTTGCAGTCCACAAGAAGCATTTTTATTATCTGGTACAACAGTATTTGATACAGAAAAACTATTAGCAAGATTAAAACAATTACCTAAACCATTAAAAGTAGGTTATTTTACATACGATTATGATGGGCAAAAGATAAGTAACATAAGGTGGGTAAATGATAGAAATGGATATATTAAGTTATATCAATTACCAAATAGTCCAGCAATAACTAAGTATTGTATAGGTGGAGATACTGCAGGAGAAGGATCTGATTACTATGTTGGTCAAGTTTTAGATGTTAAAACTGGAAAACAAGTAGCTAAGTTAAGACATCAATTTGATGCAGACCAATATACAAGACAAATGTATTGTTTAGGAAAGTATTATTCATACATTAAAGGAACTCAAAGAGAAGATGCATTAATGTGTATAGAATCTAATTTTGATAGTTATCCAATAAGAGAATTGCAAAGATTAGGATATACACATCAATATGTAAGAGAAAAGATAGATGAATATACTGGTAAGTTAGAGAAAAAGTTTGGTTTTAGAACAACAAGTGTTACTAGACCAACAATAATAAGTCAATTAATAGAGATAGTAAGAGAACATACTGAATTAATTGATGATGAAGATACTATTTTAGAACTATTAACTATTATTAGAAATGAAAAAGGAAGAATAGAAGCACCTGTTGGAGGGCACGATGATTTAATGATGGCACTTGCAATAGCATATGAAGCAAGAAATCAAGTATGTTTAATAGAAGAAGTAATAGTTCCTAGAGAAGAAAGATTTAGAGATTTTGATATTTCATATAAAGATAAAGATTATGGAGAGGAATTGATAGTAATATGAGTTGGCAAGAAAGATTATTAGAAGAATATGAAGGCTTAACTATAAGAATAGAAAAACTAGAAAAATATATAGAAGATAATAATTTATCTAAATATTCATTAGAAATGCAGCAACTTAGATTAATGATAGGTTATCAATCAATTTTAGAAAAAAGAATTATCAAAATAATGAAGGGAGAAACAAAATGAAAAAAGCAGTATTAAGAAAGTTAAGAGAACAAGCAGAAAAATTTTTAGGAAAAGAAGAAACTGACAGATTAATTGAAGATACAATAGATGAAATGCTAGAGGAAACAAAACCTAAGAAAAAGGAAACTCTAAAAGATAAAAAGAAAGCAGGTAAATAAATGATAGATACAATAATAATTTGCTCTATTTTTGGTGTTTTTATTATGGCTTCTTTTGGATTTGGTATGAATTTTGCAATGAAAGTAATGAAAGGTCAAGAAGTAAAATTAGAATTACCTAACCCTATAAAAGCTATTAACGAACATAAAGAAAAAAAAGAAACAGAGAAAATAATGGATAAATTAGATATAGTTGCTGAAAACATAGATAACTATGATGGAACAGGAGCATATCAAAAAGAAATTCCTAGATAGTGAGGTGATAATATGGACTTAGAAGAAATAAGAAATACAGATATATGGGAAGATTATGAAAAAGGTCTTAATTATATGAGTATGAGAAATGTATTTGCTGATACAGATCTTAACTATCGTATGTATAACGGAGATCAATGGTATGGCTTTAAAGGTGAAGGAATAGAACCAGTACAATATAACATAATTGAAACCATAGTAAATTATAAAACTTCAACTATTAATGAAAATTTATGGTCGCCAAAATTTAGTAGTGAGAATTTTGAAAATAGAGATTTTAGAAAAACTGCTGAAAGAGTATGTGAATTATTAGATAAAAAGGCAGCTAAAGTATGGGAAAAAGACCAAATGGATCATAAGGTAAGAGAAGTATCTGATGATAGTTGTATTAATGATGAAGGTATTATATATGCAACATATGATAAAGAAAGTCAAAATCCATTAAATGAAGTATTAGACAAAAATAATATTCAATATGGGAATGAACAATCAGATGATATTCAAAGTCAACCTTACATTATTATTAGTCAAAGAAAACCAGTAAGTGAAGTTATTGAAATGGCTAGAGCTGAAGATGTATCAGAAGATAAGATTAAATACATAACAGGAGATAATCAATCATTTGAACAAGCTGGTGATGATGCAAAATTAGAAAAAGATGATATGTGTACTTTAGTAACTAAAATGTGGAAAGAAAATGGCACAGTATGGTTTCAAAAAGCAGTACAAAAAGTTGAAATTACTAAAAAAGAAAATTCAGGATTAAAATTATATCCAGTAGCACATTTTGTATGGAATCATAAAAAGGGAAATGCAAGAGGTGAAGGAGAGGTAAGACATCTTATTCCTAATCAATTAGAATTAAATAAAACATTTATGAGAATATGTTTAACAATAAAACAATGTGCATATGCTCAAAAAGTTGTTAATAAGGAAAGAGTTGCTAATCCAAGTGCAATTAATAGAATAGGTGGAGTAATTGAAACTACAGGACCAGTAGAAGATGTATCTAAGATATTTACTTATATACAACCTGCTAGTATGTCAACTGATGTAGGAAAATTAGTTAATGACATTATTACTATTACCAGAGAATTAAAAAATGCTGGAGATATAGCAACAGGTGGAGTTAATCCAGAACAAGCATCAGGTAGAGCAATATTAGCTATTCAAAATGCTAGTAAACAACCAATGAGTAAACAAGCAACTGGATTAAAGAGATTTATAGAGGATTTAGCTAGAATATGGCTAGATATGTGGACTGTATATACACCAGAAGGAATGAAATTAGAAGAAGATGTAACAGATCCTATTACAGGAGAAGAATACACACAATTAGTAGATATACCTGCTAGTGTATTAGAAAATTTAAAGGGATCTGTAAAAGTTGATGTTACACCTGTATCACCATATGATAAATATGCTCAAGAATTGAGTTTAGAAAATTTACTTAAAGGTGGATATTTCAATCCTCAAAGAGTTGCAGAATTAAGAGTGTATGCAGAAAGTTTACCAGATGATGCAACAATGCCTAAACAGAAGTTATTAGATATATGTGATAAGATTGAAGAATCACAACAAAGAATTGCTGAAATAAATGCACAAGCTCAATTAATGCAACAAAGAGCAAGTGAGTTCTTAAATGGAACACCACAAGATCAAGCACAAAAGATTGATGATGCAGCTAGAGCAATAGATCAACAACCAATAGAAAATCCTGCTGTATAGCAGTTTTTTAGTCCAAAGCCTTATGACTATAAAAGATGAGATATGTGTGAAGCAAACACACCTGAAAAAATGGAAGGAGAAAAGTTATGGAAAATAACGAAGAAGTTGTTTTAGAAGAAACTGAAAATGTAGAAGGACAAACTACAGAAGAAAATGTCAATGAATCTACTGAAGAAGAAGTAGTTGAAAACAAAGCTACAGAAGAAAAAGTAGAAGAACCAGTAAAGGAAGAAGTAAGAACCTATACTGATGAAGAAGTTAACGAAATAGCAAGTAAAAGAGCTGCTAGAGTAGAAAAGAAACTTCGTAGAGAATACGAAAGAAAGTATTCAAAATTAGGAAGTGTTTTAAATGCTGGATTAGGAACTTCAAATTTAGAAGATGCTACAAGCAAATTAGAAAACTTCTATAAAGAAAAAGGTATAGATATACCTAACAATTATGAACCAAATATGTCAGATGATGATATAGAGGTTTTAGCTAATAGTGATGCTGATGAAATTATTTCATTAGGATATGATGAAATTAAATCTGAGGGAGAAAGATTAGCAAACTTAGGAAATAATATGTCCCATAGAGAAAAGAAAGTTTTAGAAAGACTTACATCTAAAATGAAAGAGATGGAAGAAGAAAAAGAACTATCTACTTTAGGAATTGCTAAAGAGCAATTAGATGATGATTTTAGAGAGTTTGAAAAGAAACTTAATCCAAATTTATCATTAAAAGAAAAATATGAGATGTATGCAAGTACTAAGCCAAAGAAAGAATTTAAGCAAATAGGAAGTATGAAAAGTGGAGCTTCAAACAATGATGGCTTAAAAGACTTCTATACGAGAGATGAAGCATTACGATTCACTGAAGAGGATTATAATAAGAATCCTAGATTAGAAGAAATAATAGAACGATCAATGTTGAAGTGGTAACACTTTAAATACTTTTCTTTTTGATGCCATTTAGAAAAGGAAAGGAAAGGTGATTATAATGGCAGTTCAAAATTTTATCCAACAAATTTGGAGTAGAAAAATTCAAAAGAGTTTGGAAATGAAAACAAAATTAGTTGATTATTGTACTAGAGATTATGAAGGAGATGTAAAATTTGCTAACTCAGTTAAAATCTTAGGAGTAGGAGATCCAAGAATTTCTGGATACCACGGAAAAGTAAACTATGAAGCAATGTCTGATGTAGGACAAATCTTACCAATAGATTTCCAAGAATATTTTGCTTTTGATGTAGATGATATTGACAAAGCACAATCAGTTCCTGGATTACCAGAAAAATATCAAAAGAAATCTAGTGATAGATTAGCACAAAGAAGAGATATTAATGTTGGTAGATTAGTTGCTGGTGCTTGTATCAGTACATTAGATGAAGCTACTGCTACATATGCTAAAACTTCTGATACATCTGTTGCTTCATATAAAGATTATTTCGTATCTAAAGTTGATGAAGATGGAAATACTTACTATGAAAGAGTTGCTAAACCAACTACTGATGGATTATCAAATTATTATGAAATTACATCAGGAAATTATAAACAAGGAGCTACAAATATAATTACTGCTACTGCTAAAACACAAGCAGGAGTTAAATCTGCTATTGATGAAGGATTTGTTGAATTAAATCTAAGAAATTGTGATTTTGGATTAAGAGTAGAAATAGATCCAGCTACATATATGACATTTAAAAATAATTTAGTAGAATTATCTACAAATAACCCTGAAATGATTAGAAAAGGAATCGTTGGTAGATATAATGATGCTGATGTAGTTATGTCAAATGCTATCTATAATAATGGTTCTTACAAATTCTGTATGATTAGAACTAAAGATGCTATTGCATTTGCAGGACAAATCAAAAAGGTAGAAGCATTAAGAAGAGAAGGTTCATTCTCAGATGGTATTCGTGGTTTAGATGTTTATGGTATGAAGATTATAGCTCAAGATGAACTTGAAGTAGTAAAAATTCCTGCTTAGTATAATTAACTGTTTTAAGGGCTTTTTAGCCCTTTTTTATGTTGTTAAGAGTAAATTAGGTGCAACTCCTAAAAACAACACCGAGAAAGGAAGAAAAATTATGAATTATTATGTATTAAGACCAGATTTAACACCATATGAAGGAGTAGTTGTTGATAAAAAGACAAAATTAGAGTTTGAAAATGAAAAAGTGAAACAAAAAGTAGAAGATTTAAAATTAACAGTTATTCAAAGCGATAAGACTGAAGAATATGAAGTTAAAAGTGAAATGACAATTTTTCTAAAAAAAGGTGATGTATTACTATTTGAAAAAGAAAATAGAGGATACTTTAAACCTGCTCAACCTATAGGAACAATAGAAACTGCTATAGCAGATTATAGAGGGTTGGCAACTGCTTTAGATGGTGTAGATTATAAAATAACTAGAGTAAAGAAATAGGAGGGATTTTATGACATTAGAAGAAATGAAAATCAAAGTATATTCATTAATAGAAGAATATGCTGAAGATGAAGATAATTTAACTGAAGATGAAGATTATGCAGCAAAGATAAATGATGTTATTAATCAAATTCAAAATGAAGTTGCAAGAATAAAAAAAATACCAGGTAATACTACATTAAATGTAACTAAAGGTGAAATTAAGAAATTTACCGATATAGCAAGTGATTTATATCAGTTATCCTCTATTAAAGATGTTGAATATGAAATTAATTTAGATACAGTAACATTTTTAGAAAGTGGAACAGCTAGAGTATTTTATTATAAATATCCAGAAAGAATTACAGAAGATACAGAAGATGAATCTTATAAATTTGAATTAACACAAGATGCATTAGAAATAATACCATATGGAGTTGCAGCAGACCTTTTAAAAAGTGATGTATCAAGCCAATATGGTTCTGTTTATGCAAATAGATATAGGGAAATGCTACAACAATTAGATCCAAGATACGCAGTGCAAGAGATATATATTAATGGAGGTATCTAATGGCACAAGTAAGTGGTACTTTAATAACTAGAAATTATACAAACTTTAGTGGTGTAGATTTTTCTAATCGTGGAGATGAAGTAGCATTAAATCATAGCCCTAATGCATTAAATATGTGGAAAAATTATCGTTCTTCTAATGGAAAATGTGTAGAAACTAGACCAGACTTAGAATTATTTAAAGAATATCCTGATACTATTTATGGAAGATTCTTTTTTACTGTTAATAATGTAACTTATTTAATAGTGCATAGTGGTACAAATTTATATAAAGATGATGAAATTATTTATTCTAATATGGCAGAACATAAGAGTAAATTCTTTATACATTTTAATTCTACAACTAGGGTATCTAAATTATACATAATGGATGGTACTAATTATTTACAATATGATGGGCTAACTGTTAATAAGGTTGAAGATATTGCATATATACCTTTAACTATAATAAGTATGAGTCCATTAGGATATGGTGTAAAAAATAATGAGATAAACTGCTTAACATCATTAAGAAAGTGTTCTTATTGTGGAGATGGCTCATCTACTGTATATCATTTAAATGCACCTGATTCATCAGAAGAAGATGTAAGTAAGGTAATAATATCATCAATAGATAATGATTATGTACCTAGAGTGTGGATAAATGGTACTGAATTAACAAGTGGATTTACTGTCAATTATAGTAATGCTACAATTACATTTGCTACAGCACCATCAGAACCATTAACAACAGGTCAAGATAATGTTGTTATTCAATTTAAAAAGACAGTACCAGGTTATAAAGATAGAATATTAAAATGTGAATTAGTGGAACAATTTGATAACAGAGTATTTGTAGGTGGAAATAGTGAGTATCCAAATGTTGTATTTCATAGTATGTTAGATGATCCAACATATTTTAGTGATTTAGATTATTATCCAGAGGGAGCAAATGACAGCAAAGTAAAGTCTTTAGTAGCTGGAAATAATGCTTTATGGGTATTAAAAGAACCATCACAAAGTAATACAACTATTTTTTATCATAATCCTACTATAGATAGTGAACACGGAAAAATTTATCCTAGTACACATTCAAGTATTTCAACAGGATGCAAAGGAAAAGGAATTAATTTTAATGATAATATTGTATTCTTTAGTGATAAAGGTTTGGAATCAATTACTGGTGATGTTACAACCGAACAAGTTCTTATTCATAGAAGTTCTTTAATAGATACTAAACTATTAAATGAAACTAATTATGAAAATATGGAATTAATAGAATATGCTGGATACTTATTTGTAATTATTGATAATAAAGTATATTTAGCAGATGGAAACACATTAACACAGGTAAATAATCATTATGAATATGAATGGTTTTATTTTGAATTTGATAAGAATATAACAGGAGCATTAGTTAAAGATGATGTTCTTTATTTAATATCTGATAAAAATATATATACATTAACAAAAAAGGATACTTCAATAAAAAGTTATTGGACTACTATTGAAGATGAGTTTAAATATCCTCAATATCAAAAAACAATGAATAAAAAAGGATTTGTTGTAGATATGGAAGGAGAAGAGTTATTAGTTTATGTAAGAACTGATAATAAAGATTTTCAATTAATAAAAAAATATAAAAATAAAAAAGGATATATTGTATCTAAAAAGAAAAAGAAAAAATGGAAAAACATACAATTAATGTTTTATTCTACTAAACCTTTTAGTTTGTATTCAAATACACTAGAAGCATATGTAGGAAGTTATGTAAAGAGGTGATAAAAGGTGAATATAGATTATAACGATCCAAGATTTCAACAAGTTAATCAAGAAAAGCAAACTGCTTTAAATGAAGTTAATAATACATATAATAATATGATAAATCAAGCTGACAAGTATTATAACGATTTATCTAAAGCATATGAAGATTATGGAAACAAACAACAAGAATTACAACAACAAAGAACTGATTTTACTGTAGATCAAATAAATCAAAATAAAGAGTGGGCTAAAAAAGACTACGAAAAAGAGCAAAAAGGTGCATATCAAGACTATGTTAATCAAGTAAACCCTTATGGAGTAAATGCAGAGCAAATGGCTCAAAATGGACTTTTAGGTACTGGATACTCTGAAAGTTCTAAAGTAAGTATGTATAATGCATACCAAAATAGAGTTGCTACAGCAAGAGAATCATATAATCGTAGTGTTGTAGAATATGATAATCAAATTAAGGATGCTCAATTAGCAAATAGTGAAGCATTAGCTCAATTAGCATTTGATTCATTAAAAGCTAAATTAGAGTATTCTTTACAAGGTTTTCAATATAAAAATGATTTAATTCAAACTCAATTACAACAAAAACAAAATACTGAAGATAGATATTATACAAGATGGCAAAATGTATTAGATCAATTAAATAAAGAAAAAGCATTTGAATATCAAAAAGAAAGAGATAGAATTGCTGATCAACAATGGCAAAAGCAATATAATTTATCTGCTCAAAAAATAGCTCAAGAAAATCAAATCTATAAATTAGAACAAGAACAAGAACAAAATAGTAAAAAATATGAGGACACAGGTTTTGAATTAAGTGGATATAGTATCTTAAAGAGTGGAGATAAATATTATTATCAAAAACCAAATGGAGAATATAAAGAATTACCAGTATATGGTGTAGCTGATAGAGCATTAACATTAAAT